GTCCTCTCAACTGTCGAATTTGTCGCATTACAATACGTGGCGATCTCAAAGGTGATCCAGATCCTCCCCAATGTTTCTTGTTAGGCAGGTTTGGGTCCGGCCTTGGCGTTGTCGCGAACTAGCGCCAAAGAGCTGCTCAGGAGTGCTCCAATCCCTTCGGTTAGACAAAGTAACCGGCATATCCTCTTCGTCCCACTCGCGGTGTAGACCTGCGAGTGGTTGGTAACTCTCCGCTGGGACCTCTAGGTCCACATCCAACCTGTCACTAGTAAAGGAGTAACGCGCCGCATGATCATACCAAAGAGCTGGCAGAATCAAGGGAAAACTCCAGTGATCTAAAGGTTGAACCGTAGTCAACGAGCGGAGGTAAGACTCTATGGAGAGCTGTACCTCGACGGAAATACCATACAATCTTTCGACTAGGAGCCTCGTGTTCCGAGGTGGCTCCAGATGCGGTATGTTCCCGCATTGCATGGCGGCGAGTAATTTATTTCGCGTATAAGAATTCTCGCCTTTTGAGTAGAGTTGCCGCATTAAGCGGCCCCCCCGAGTACACGTCCTAGGTGTTACTCGGATCCCATACCAGCCAAGTTCGGCTATAATGGGACAACCCGGATATTGAAATGCTAAGGACAGCGCCTTACAACGGAGCAACAACGTGATCTTGTGCTGACGCGCGCGTGCGTACTTCCGTTGCGCCCACCCAAAGTTAGTTAAAACCTTGCGTGGGTCTGCGATATTGACTCTATCCGTAGGATCAAAGACAAGACCGCAGAAGGATGCGGTGGAGATGGTGTCGTGCACCTCCAACTTAATGACCAAACCCATTCGGGCAAAGTCCGCTGCGGTGGGGGGAGTCCCCACCATGGTAAAGAGACCATCGTCTCCTTCAACCACTCCCAATACCTCCCGACAGCCCGCCTCTTCACAGACGAACTGCATCAGCATGAGGTTAGAAAACCCGTTGCCTAGGGAAGTGCACATCTCGCCAGACATTCTGGTGGCTTCCACGGCCACCTTGAAGTCTTTAAAGACACACAAATTGAGGCCACCTAGCACTTCACGTACCAGGCGCATGAACTCCCCCCCCGCGGGTAGGTGTTGTGTCATGTATGAGTAAAGCTCAAACTCACACGCCTCCATCAACTCTCGAACAAACAGACTTTCAAAAGCTGTATAGTCTGTCGCGATGTATTTGGCTCCTTCACGGTGCAAATAGCCCATTATATAATCTGGTCTCTGTGCAACTGGAACATGC